GCAAGTACAATTTCTGTACCTGCAGATGCTTCATTATCTTTAATAGATAAAAATAATGGTTTTTATTTAGAAGAAACCGAAGTCATTCAAGGTCTAGCAAGTGCTAATTCAGATTTAGAAGCATTAATATCTTATGAAATAATAGCTGATTAGGAGGAATAATTATTATGGCTGGCAATGGCGGAATAATTGGACCCCCAAATACTGTTTCAAAAGTTTACACAGATAAAATTACAGTCATTACGGCGACAGGATGTTTTACTAAATCATCTTGTAATCCAGCAGCACCTGGTAATGCTACAGTTGTAGTTGCAGCTGGAGGCGGTGGCGGCGGTTGGGATGCCGGTGGTGGAGGTGGAGCTGGTGGAATGATTATTAAACAATGTCACCCACTTCCCGCAAGTGCAGTTCCTGTAACTATTGGTGGTGGAGGATCTGGCGCAAACGCAAATAATGATAAAGGAGATAGCGGAGTTAATTCTGTTTTTGCTTCTGCATGTGCACCTATTACAGCAGCTGGCGGAGGTGGAGGTGGTTCAGAAAATAATGCACCTGCCCGATGCGGAATTGCTGGAGGTTCAGGTGGAGGTGGAATTGCAAGATGTGGTCCTAGAGCAGGGGCCGCAGGAAATACTCCTGCTATTCCTGCACCTTTAGGTGGTCCACAAGGAAATCCTGGTGGCGAAGCAGTTTGTGCTGGTGGTTCAGGTGGTGGTCATGGTGCAGCAGGAGAACCTATTCCTTCTCCTTATAATCCATCTTGTACAGGTGGAGACGGTGGAGCTGGTACTGATGTTACACCTTTTTTTAATGCATCCCCTTCATTTACTTTTCCTTGTTCAGCTTGTGCTCCAAGAGGAGTTTTAGGAGGAGCAGGAATTTATGCTGGCGGCGGAGGTGGCGGCGGTGGAAGTGATAATAGAACTGGAGGAACTGGAGGTGGAGGAAATCCAGCACCAGGTTCTTGTGCAGCAAATAGACCTGGTAAAGCAAACACTGCTGGTGGTGGCGCAGGTGGAAGTACCACACCATATGTAGGTGGAGCTGGTGGTTCAGGTTTAGTGATCGTTGGAGAAAAATGTCAACAACCATGTGGATCTAAAGCTCCTGGTATATGGTCAATGAACACTGTATATGAATATGTAAAAGATGATAATTGGGTTTAAAAGTGGTTTATTGACACTGTATCTGGTACATTAACAATAACCTAAAAAAACTATGTACAAATTTATAAAAAAATATAAATTATAATTACAAGGAGAACATAATATGGCACATTTCGCAGAATTAAAAACAAAAATAGATCCTACTGGTTTTACTTCTGACTCACATCAAATAGTAGAAAGAGTAATTGTAGTAGGTAATGATATTTCAGCTGGTGGCGGAATTCTTGCAGATAATGACATGCATGTTGATGGAGAAACATGGTGTGCAAATTTCTTTAAAGGAGGAAGTTGGAAACAGACTTCTTACAATCATAATTTTAGAAAACAATACGCAGGAATCGGAATGAGATATGATTCTGCCAAAGATAAATTTATATCACGACAACCTTTTGCTTCATGGTCATTAGATGATAATGATGATTGGCAAGCACCTATAACATATCCATCAATTACAGATGACGGTGAAAATCCAAGTGTTTGGAAATATGTAATTTCATGGAACGAACCAAAATATAATGCTGACAACGACACAGGTTGGGAAGCAATTAAATCTAACGATACTTCGGAAACACCTACCACATATAATTGGAATGGCACAGCTTGGGTGTCCGAATAGGAGGACATCATGGCCAGATCAAACGGCGGTGTAATAGGAGTAGTAAATAAAACTTCTTTCGGGAAGTGTAAAGTTACATCTACTACATCTACAGGTTGTTTTACCACACAACCAGGCACTAGATATATGGAAGCTTTAGTAATAGCTGGTGGTGGCTCAGGTGGTGGATGTGGAACTCATGGTCATGGAAGTGGTGGTGGAGGTGGTGGTCTTACCACTATTTCTTCAATAAGTGTTTGTGGAAATACAGCTTACCCAGCAACAATAGGTGCTGGTGGATCAAATACAAATAATAATACTAATACAGGTGGATCAAATACAGTTTTTGTTGTAGGTGGAACAACATATACTACATGTGGAGGTGGTAAAGGATCACAAGCAAGTCCTTCACCTTTTCCTGGTCCAAGTTCAGCAGGAGGTTCAGGTGGTGGAAATCAAAATCCTGGAAACGTAGGTGTGTGTGGACAAGGTTTTCCTGGTGGTGGAGTTGGAAACGGTGCTGGTGGTGGAGGCGCTTCAGCTGCTGGAGGTGATTTTACTCCAAGTCCAGCTACAGGTGGTCCAGGTGGAAACGGAATTACAAATAATATTACAGGATCATGTATTGCTTATGCAGGTGGCGGAGCAGGTGGATCTTTTACAGGTACTGCAGGATGTGCAGGTACTGGAGGAACAGCTGCAGGTACAACTGGTAATAATTGTGGAGCAGCAAATAAAGGAGCTGGCGGTGGAGGTTTTCAAGTACCTAGTTGGCCTTCTCCTGGAGGTAAAGGTGGTAATGGCGGATCAGGTGTTGTTATTACAAAAGAATTAAGTAAAGCAAGTGGTATATGGTCAATGAAAAGTCAATTTGCAGCAAAAACAAATGGAACATGGCCAAAATTTTTAGCAAGTTATGCAATGGATTATTTAGTAATCGCTGGCGGAGGAGGCGGTGGTGGTAATGGTAACTGGAGCGGTACTTATGGTGGTGGTGGAGCAGGAGGATATAGAGAATCAGGTGGAACAAATACTGGTTCATATTCTGTTTCTCCTTTAGGCTCAGGAGTATCTGGTTTTACTTTAGAAGAAGGAGATTATACAGTTACAGTTGGTGCTGGAGGTGCTACTGGATTTCCTCTTGGAGCTAATGGTACAGATTCAACTTTTAATACAATAACATCAAATGGTGGTGGTGGAGCTGGAGGATCTCAATTCCCTGGAAGTTCATTACCTAATGGTGCTGACGGAGGTTCAGGTGGTGGAGCTGGAGGTGGTGGTAATACTGGAGGTTCTGGAAATACTCCTCCTACAAGTCCCCCACAAGGTAACCCAGGTGGTAATGGTGGAACATGGCCAGGTACTTATGGCGGAGGTGGTGGTGGAGGTGCCGGTGGCGCAGGAACTCCTTCTACACCAGGTGAAGGTTATGGAACAGCAGGAGCAGGAACTCCTAGTACAATAACAGGAGCGGCAGTAACAAGAGCTAGTGGTGGAGCAGCAGGTGGAAATAGTACTGGTCAAGGACCAGCTGCAGCAGGTGGAGGTGGAGGTTCAGGATCTGGAAATACACCTGCAAATAATGGTGCACCAGGAACAGGTGGAGGTGCCTCAGCTCAAGGAGCAGGTGGAGGTGGTGTAGTTATTGTAAGATTTCCAGCTTGTGCTAGTTTATCAGTATCGCCTGGATGTAATGCAACTTCAACAGCTCCGGGTGGACAAAAAATTGCTACTTTTACAGTTTCAGGTACATTGACAGTTACATAATAATAACTTTTGTTTATAATATGTTTAAATATTATAAAAGTAATTATGAACTTAACAAATTATTACTGGTATTTTCAATCTGCCATTCCTCATAGAATTTGTGATGACATTGTACGTTATGGAAAATCTTTACAAGAACAAATGGCAGTTACTGGTGGTTATAGTGGTGATCCAAAAAAATTAAATCAACAACAAATTAAAGATTTAAAAAAAAAAAGAGATTCCAATATTGTATGGATGAATGATCGTTGGATATATAAAGAAATACATCCATATATTCATCAAGCAAATGCAAATGCAGGATGGAATTTTCAATGGGATTATTCTGAATCATGTCAATTTACTAAATATGAAAAAGGACAATACTATGATTGGCATTGTGACGGATGGGATAAACCTTATCAAAGACAACAAGGAGATTCATCTAATGGTAAAATTAGAAAGTTATCAGTAACAGTTACATTATCAGATCCAACAGAATATAAAGGCGGAGAGTTAGAATTTGATTTTAGAAATAAAGATCCTGATAAAAAACCTAATATACATAAGTGTAAAGAAATACTTCCTAAAGGATCTTTGGTAGTATTTCCTGGTTTTGTGTGGCATAGAGTATGTCCAGTTAAAAAAGGATCACGACATAGTTTAGTAATTTGGAATTTAGGGTGGCCTTATAAATAATATGAAAAAGAAAAAAGTTAAAGCTAAAAAAGAAATTATTAATTATCCAAGACAATTACAAGTAGAAGAATTTTTTAAATGTCCTATTTGGTTTGCTGATGAACCAGCATTTGTAGATGATTTAAATAAAGCATCTGATTCTTATATTGAATCAGCAAAGAAAAATTTAAAAAAAGATATGGATACAAGAAATAAACAATTTGGTGATAAAAAAGATATGGGTTTTGTTTTTCATTCAACAACTTTAATGGGGGATCCTAATTTTAATCAATTAACTACTTATATAGGTGCAACAGCTCATAATTTATTAGGAGAAATGGGTTTTGATTTAACTAACTTTCAAGTGTTTACCACAGAAATGTGGGTACAAGAGTTTGCAAAAGCAGGCGGTGGACATCATACATTACATACACATTGGAATGGTCATATATCTGGATTTTATTTTTTAAAAGCTAGTGAAAAAACATCTCGACCAGTATTTGAAGATCCTAGACCAGGTAACATAATGAATCTTTTGCCTGAAAAAGATAAAACTAAAGTAACTTATGCAAGTTCACAAGTTAGTTATCAAGTTAAACCAGGTCGTTTAATATTTTTTCCATCTTATATGCCACATTTGTATTCTGTAGATATGGGATATGAACCTTTTCGATTTATACATTTTAATTGTCAAGCTGTACCAAAAGGAGTTGTTCAATGGAACCCAAAATAATAAAAGATTTTTTAGAGCCAAAACAATTTGAAGACATTAAACAAATGTTTTATTTACCTACTTTTCCTTGGTATTTAAATAAAGTATTAAATGAAAATGAAGAAAGACAATTTACACATTCTTTTTATTTAAGACAAAAAAGAAATTCAGATTTTTTTCCTTTTCTTCGTCCTTTTTTAAAAAAATTAAATATGTTTATATTAGTAAAAGCTAAAGCTAATTTACTTTTAAAAACTCCTACAATAGTAGAACATGGATTTCATAAAGATTTTGATTTAAAACATATACCTCTTTTAACAGCAGTCTATTATATTAATACTAATAATGGATATACTAAATTAAAAAATGGAACAAATATAACAAGTGTTGCCAATACTATGGTTGTTTTTGATACTCAACAATTACATACAGGAAGCACATGTACTGATGAAGATCATCGTATAGTATTAAATTTTAATTATATAGAAGGAGTAAAAGATGTTCCTTGATATACTTAATTTTAAAAGTAAGCCTAAAAATAATTTATTTGCTCCGGAATGGAATAATTTTATGGTTGAAACAAATATAGATAATGTAAATATTAAAAAACTATCTTCTTTTTTAAAAAAGAAAGAAAAAGAAATATTAAAATTAAAAAAAACAAGTGATGGTTTTACAGGTTTAAAAAATCATACAACCAATAGACATGGTAATTATAATCTTTTTAATTTTAAAAATAAAGAACTTTATAAATTAAAAAAAGAAATAATTAAATTACATAATAAATTTTTAGAAAAATTAAATATAAAACCTGTTACATCTTTATATATAAAAAGTTGGTATAATATTATGAGAAAAAATGAACATATAAAACCACACGCTCATAGTTGGAATCCAGATACTTATTTAGGTGGTCATTTTTGTGTAAGTTGTACAAATACTTCTACTTATTATATACCTACAGTTAATCAATTAAATAAACCAGATATATATAAAAGTAAAAATATACCAGGTAAACTAACTTTATTTCAAAACTTTATTCCACATTATACTGATAAACATAAAAGTAATAATGAAAGAATTACAATTGCATTTGATTTATATTTAATACAACATAAACCAAGTAACATTAAACTTATATAAAAGGAGAAAAAATGTCATTTAAAAAAAATAAATATAGTATTTTAAAAAAAGCAATTAATAGAGAAATGGCAGATTTTTGTTTTGCTTATTTTTTAAATAAAAGAAATGTTGCTCAATTTTTATTTAATCAAAGATATATATCACCATTTACTTCTTATTGGGGAATATGGAATGATGAACAAGTTCCTAATACTTATTCCCATTATAGTGATTTAGTTATGGAAACTTTATTACAAAAAGTTAAACCGGTTATGGAAAAACATACAGGTATAAAATTATCTGAAACTTATTCTTATGCAAGAATTTATAAAAAAGGAGATGTTTTAGCTAGACACAAAGATAGATATTCATGTGAAATTTCTACCACATTAAATTTAGGTGGTGATCCCTGGCCAATTTATTTAGATCCTACAGGTAAAACAAGTCAAGCTGGTATTAAAGTAGATTTAGAACCAGGTGATATGCTTATATATTCTGGTTGTGATTTAGAACATTGGCGAGAAGAATTTACTGGAAAAGATTGTGGACAAGTATTTTTACATTATAATAAAGCAGGATCAAAAATGGCTAAAGAAAATGCTTATGATAAACGTCCTTTTGTAGGTTTACCTTCATGGTTTAAAGGGTTTACTTTACCTAAAAAGTAATATAAAACATAATCTTGGGGCATGAGATATATATCCACACCACCCCTCATGCTCCTTAATTTTTAGTATAAATTTAATAATTTTGTTATATACTTATTATTATGCCATTAACAAAGTTAAATTTTCAACCTGGATTAGATACCGAAAATACAGAAACTGGAGCAGAAGGTAGATGGATTGACGGAGATAAAATCAGATTTCGTAAAGGACTTCCTCAAAAACTAGGTGGCTGGAATAAATTTAGTACAGCTTATTATGTTGGAGTAGGAAGAAGTTTAGAACAATGGTTTTCTTTAAATGGAGGTAGATATGAAGCTCTTGGAACAGATAGAAAAATATATGCTTATGCTTCTGGTGATAGTCAAGATATTACTCCTATTAGAGCTACAGCTAATTTAGTTAATGCTTTTACAACTACTAATACAAGTGCTAATATTACTATTTCAGCTACAGGTCATGGAGCAACAGTCGGAGATTTTGTAACTTTAAGTAGTACTACTACATCAGTAGGAGGAATTGCCTCAGCAGATTTAGATGCTGAATATGAAATATTATCTATCACTAATGTTGATGCTTATATAGTTTCAAGTAATGTTACAGCAAGCGGTACACAAGGACCAACTGCTAATTGTACAGCTACTTATCAATTAAATGTAGGTCCAAGTCTTCAAACTTTTGGATATGGTTGGGGTTCAGGAGCTTGGAGTGCAAGTACATGGGGAACACCTAGAACAACATCTAATGTAACTATTGATGCAAGATTATGGTCTATTAATAATTGGGGAGAAGATTTAATTATTACTCAAAAAGATGGTGGAACTTATGAATGGGATTTATCTGCAGGAATGACAGGTAATAGAGCTACAGTAATTGCTAATGCTCCAACTAAATCAACTTTATCAATGGTATCTACTGAAACTAGACATGTCGTATGTATGGGTACCGAAACTTCTATTGGAAATACTTCAACTCAAGATAAAATGTTTATTCGTTGGTCTGATCAAGAAGAATATAATCAATGGACTCCTAATGTAACTAATTCAGCTGGATCACAAAGAATAGCTGGTGGAAGTGAAATTAGATGTGCTCGTCCTGCTAAAGGAACTATTTTAGTATGGACAGATACTACAATGCAATCAATGTCATTTATTGGTCCTCCTTTTATATTTGGTTTTAGACAATTAGGTAATGATTGCGGAGCTGTTGGTCTTAATTCTGCAATAGTAATAGATGATATAGCTTATTGGATGTCTGACGGACAATTTTTTAGATATGCTGGTGCTGTTCAAGAAATACCTTGTCCAGTATTAAATCATGTATTTGACAATATTAATAAAGTACAATATGCTCAAGTGTATGCTGCACAAAATTCTAATTTTTCTGAAGTAATATGGTATTACTGTTCTAGCTCTTCTGATCAAAATGATAGATATGTCATTTATAATTATTTAGAAAACTCTTGGTGTTTTGGTACTATGAATAGAAGTACATATCAAGATAATGGAGTTGAATTGAATCCTTTAGCTACAGAATATACAGCTAATTCAACTTCTAATACTATTTCACAAATAAATGGTTTAACAGCAGGTAGAAGTATAATTTATAGAATGGAAGATGGTGTAGATGCTGATGGCGCTGCATTAACTGCTTATATTCAATCAGGTGATGGAGATTTAGCTGATGGAGAAGAATTTATGTTTATAAACAAAATTATACCAGATTTTCAAAATCAAACTGGTAATGCTTTAATTACTTTAACTACTCGTGATTATCCTTATGGTAATACCACTGTTGGAGAAACTTTAACT